AATCATTAATGAGTTTCTAAAGAACCCGCAATCATTACAAGAAATTGCTACAGGTGCAGGTAAAACATTAATCACAGCAGCATTAAGTTGGTCTATTGAAAGTTATGGTCGTAGTATCGTTATCGTCCCTAATAAAAGTCTTGTAACACAAACTGAAGCCGACTATATCAATCTTGGGTTAGATGTTGGTGTGTACTTTGGTGATAGAAAAGAATACAACAAGACCCATACAATCTGTACTTGGCAAAGTCTTAACAATATGCTTAAGAAAACAAAAGCAGGTGAAGCAGAAGTTGAGATTGGTGACTTCCTTGAAGGTGTGGTTTGCGTCATGGTAGATGAGGTTCACATGGCCAAAGCCGATGCACTAAAAGAACTATTGACTGGTGTAATGAGTAACATCCCAATTCGTTGGGGATTGACTGGAACTATCCCTAAAGAAAAATTTGCAAGTCAAGCTATCTTTATTAGTCTAGGTAATGTTATCAATAAGCTATCCGCGAGTGAATTACAAGATAGAGGTGTACTAGCACAATGTCATGTAAACATTGTTCAACTGCAAGATGGTGTTGAATTCAGTAATTACCAATCTGAATTAAAACATTTGCTTGAAGATGGCAAACGGTTAGATAAGATTAGTCAACTAGTAGATACAATTAAAAACACTGGCAATACATTAATATTAGTTGATAGAGTAGCAGCAGGCAAAGAATTACATAACAGATTAGCCGAACTATTACGTGACTATAAAACAGAGTATGATGTTGTATTCGTATCGGGAAATACTGGTATGGATGAGCGTAAAGAACAATATGATGAAGTTGCTACATCAACTAATAAAATAATTATAGCAACGTATGGCGTAGCGGCCGTAGGTATTAACATTCCGCGAATCTTTAACCTTGTTCTGATTGAACCGGGTAAGAGTTTTGTCAGGGTAATACAGAGTATTGGGCGTGGTATTCGTAAAGCCGAAGATAAGGATCACGTGGAAATTTGGGATATTACAAGTAGCTGTAAATTTGCTAAACGACATCTTACCCAACGAAAAACATTTTACAAAGAGGCTAACTACCCGTTTGATGTTGAAAAACTTACATATAAATGATAGAATAACACTATGAGAATTTTGACCTTAGATAACGAATACTATAACTTAGAGACTTTGCCCGAAGAAATAGATGATTTACGATTTGCGATACTAGATAACAGTAACCCAAGTAATGTAGATTATCATTATATCCCATTAATCTTTTTAGAAAGTTTTAACGCTCCGGCACTTGTATTAAAGATTGGTAAGCATACAATTAAGATGCCAGTGGATTGGCAGATATTGATTGGTGAAAAAGAACATGGTGATTTAGAAACATTGCCCTTAACAAGTATCAATGACAGAGGATTTAATGCATTTGAGTTTAATCCCCTAACTAGTTTTAGTCCTACATTTCTACCCATTGAGATTGTAGATATCTATCACGATGTAACATGGTATGCTCCGCGATTGCGTAATGGACAATTCTTATGTGTACCACTGAATGATGGACCTAAACCTGAATGTGTTTATTTTGTAAAAGAAATTAGTCGTAATTGTGAGATAGTAGATTATTCACAAGCGTTTTAATTATGGCAACGAGAAAAGCAGCAGTCCCGGTTGATGAAAAGTTTGACAAACAAGATTTAGACTTGTTTGAGGTCCTTGCAGCATTGGATAAAAAGGATTATGATTTCTTTGACAGGTTATCACCTGAACAACAAAAGAAGTTTGTGCCTTTCACAATGATCCAATGGCTAAGTGCTATTAAAGGTGGTGAAGGATTGAGCAGATACTATGTAATGAGTACAGCAGAGTATGCAAACAAGTATCTATTCAACGAAAATATACAGAAGCATCCAAAATTACAATGGCTAATGATGTGTGCAAGTAGCCCGGGAGTAGGTAAACAATATCATCAGTGGATACCTAACATTAGTCCTAAGGTAAGTAAATTACAAACACCAGCTAAACTAAAAGATATCAAAGAGTATTACAAGAAGATATATCCCAAAGCAAATGGTGATGATATTGATGCGGTTAGTGAAGCGTTTGTATCTGGACAAAAGCGCAAACTTAAATTAGCAGAATTGTTTCCTAATATGAAACTGAGTGATATTGAGGCATTAAATGAAACTATTAGTGATGAGCAACTTAAGCAATATGAAAGAGACCTCGGCAATTGATAAGCCAATGAAGTATGGCTGCGAATTTTGTAAGAGAGAATTTCTCAAAGAGTCAACCACGCTTAGGCATATATGCGAACCAAAACGTAGATGGTTAGACAAAGATAATCACGGTAATAGAATTGCATTCCAATGTTGGTTAGATTTTTATAAAAAGAACTCAGCAGGTAGAAAGAATCGCACACAAGAAGAATTTATTCGTAGTGCATATTATGTAGCTTTTGTTAAGTTTGGTAACTATTGTGTTAGTATTAATGCAATTAATATTCCACAATACATTGATTGGCTATTGAAGAATCAGATTAAGATTGACAATTGGTGCAGTGACAGCACTTATACCAAGTATCTGATAGAGTATTTAAGGCATGAGGATCCATTTGATGCCATACACCGTAGTGTAGAGAATTGTATCAGCATGACTCAAGATGCAAACATACAACCGCATGATATGTTGCGTTATGGAAATGCAAATAAAATATGTTATGCTATCACAACTGGTAAGATTAGCCCATGGCTGTTGTATCAAAGTGCCAGTGGTACCCGTTTTCTAGATACATTAAATGAAGGACATGTTAAAATGATTATAGATTATATCAACCCGGAACAATGGGCAATTAAGTTTAAGCGAGATATAGATGTTACAAAACGAGTCAACACCACTCTTAAAGATGCAGGGTACTAGAGTTCGTATATCATGGACTGTAAGTAGCGGCATCCCTACTTGGAACGACACTTGTGCTTGGGCAATAGAAAAGTTTGGATTGCCCGGTGATAATTTTAACACACATTGTACAGAAGATTATATGGATTTCATATTCAAAGATGAGAAAGACGCAATACATTTTGCATTGAGGTGGTTATGAACAAGAATACAAAAAACAAAAGTCTTGTCAATACAAGAACGTTTTCTACTCTTGAAAATTCAATTGCTGATGAAATGTCAGCAGAAATAGCAAGAGAAATTGATTGGGAAATAACGTGTGAGCTACTAGAACAATGGGGCTGGACGCGGGTAACACTTAACAATCATCCAACTGAACAGAAAACTCAAACATTGAAAGAATGGACTGATGTTAACTGTAAAAGTAAAGTTCAATCACTCGGTAATCTTTGGATGTTTGAACAGAAATCTGACGCAGCTTGGTTTATGTTGAGGTGGTTATGAAGAAGAAACGTGCTATGGCTAACGCAAAATGTTTTTATGATGCAAAATGTTTTTATTATTCTATGTTTGAAGATTTTAATAACAATGCAAAAAGACTTGAAACCGGTTATGCTGAACATCAACCAAAGTGGCCTTATTGGGTTGAACCGCGGCACTACTCTAAAACAGCATGGTTAGATATGAATGTTTGGATGATAGACACATTTGGCAGCGGAAATTGGGGCTTACCTAATTGTCGCTGGGTAGGAAGTGATCGTAAGTATTGGTTCCGTGATGAATCAGATAGAACTTTTTTTATATTGAGGTGGTCATGACTTTAACAGTAGACGATATCTGTCTCCATGCTCCTCGGTGTGAGTGTATGGAGTGGATGTATGTGACTGTACCTGATTATAACACTTATTACAAAGCTAGTAGTTGGTTACGAGATATACGCAAGTATAAGTTGATCTGTGTTAATGGTGTATATGAAGGTCCTAGACTCACTGGTGCCTTTAGATTTAAGTTCTTGTGTCAGCAAGAGTATATTTGGTTTATGTTGAGGTGGTCATGAGAGTAGAGTTTCGTCAAGGTATGCCTAAAGGTTGTACCGAATGGTTAAACAAACATGTGGGCAAGGGCAATACGACTGGTCTTGTTGACAACTGCGATTATGCTTGGTTTTACAAGCATGAGCGTGTTTATCCGCAACCACATGAAGCATTTGATCCTCGTGACTGGGGGCCTAAATATGTGCCCACTATCACAGTTAAAGATCCTAAGTTAGCAGCTTGGTTTATATTGAGGTGGTCATGAACAATATGATAAAAACAGGCGGAGTTAAAAAAGGTGAAATGATGATATTTACTGCTTCATCAAAATTTATACCATCAAAATTTACGATACTTGATCAAGCACAGGTAGATGGTGAAACTTGGTACACTGTGTCTTGCGCTAAAGAAGTATGTATATGGATGCGTGAACAGCCTGAAGAATTACAGTATTGGCACCGTGATTTAATGTGGAACAAGATTGATATTCACGAAAAACTTTATACCTGGATGGCATTGAGGTGGGCATGAGTACATTATCAATTTTACGCATGGAGTCAAAAATAGACATCATTTTAACTACTATAGAGACTTTGCCGCCTAAGTATCGCTGGTGTGTTGAGCAGTTTGGGCCAGAAGGCCCTCGTTGGTCTTGCACAGTGCCATGGTTGACATCCATGGTTAAGGAATTTAAATTTGCAGATGACCGTGATTTAATGTTGTTTATATTGAGGTGGTCATGAACATTAAGATGAAGCAAACTCATCTTGGCAGCGTCTATTGGGAAATGCATTACAGTCTCACAGATCCTACAAGCAAGTTTATGGAAATTTGGAAATGGTGTTGGGCTACATTTGGGCATCCTGGTACTGATCCTGACACAGGGGTAAAGAGTGAGTGGGATTATCACGGTGGATGGCTATACTTTTATGATGAAAAATATGTTACAATGTTTGTATTGAGGTGGTCATGAAACTTGTTTTTCCTTATAGTGTAAAGTATCCTAGAACAGACAACTGGTATAACGGAGATTGGAGAGAATTAAGTAATTGGTGTTCTTCGTCAATAGGCAATTGTACCAAAGATTGGGAATACATGAATGAAAGTTTCCTTTTTACCAAAGAGCGTGACAAACTATTGTTCATGTTGAGGTGGTTATGATTAAGAAACAATATAGGAGAGACGCCCCGGGATACTTTTATAACTTCATAAACTCTAATGATCCTGAAAGACATATTAAAGATGATCTTAAACCCTATAAAGCAACTATAGCTAAAATTAAGTATAAGAATAAGTATAAATTGAATGTCAAATGGCATGATGAAAGACTTTATATGATGTTTATATTGAGGTGGTCATGACCTACTATCTACCACTAAGTCCATATCATAAAAATCTTTCCGTATACTGGCAGACCACGGGCCGCGGACAAACAGAAAATTTTTGGACATGGGTAGAACAGGAATGTAAGACTAAACTTGAACTACAGGAAAGACCTGAACGCTGGAAATTTGAAAGTGAACAAGATATGATTTGGTTTATATTGAGGTGGTCATGAGCAAGCGTGAAATCTACGGTATCTTTTGGTTTCCTAGAACAGGGTGGATGCCATATGGTCTCAACATCAAAGACAAACTTTGGTGGAGATTTATGCCAGGCGCAGTTATCAATGTGGCATGGCCTACGGGTCAAGTAAAAGTTGGGCCCAGTCATAGAGACGGATATTCTGGGTATGGTCCTGAGTTTGAGTATGTTGATAGTACTGATCCAAACGATCACTATCGTCCTTGGCTGGAAGAACATGTGGGCAAACAAGGGTGGGATTGGAATTGGGGAGTGAGCGGGAATGACGTTTCGGGGAATCGTGTAACCATAAAGATTAGACGCAAGCATGCCAAGTATGCTACAATAGCAGCATTGAGGTGGTCATGATTAATAACATATTTGAAGATTTTGCACAACGGTATGGTGCTAGTATAAATTACACACAAGGCCGCGGTAGAGTTGATACCAATTGCAGGTCAATAGAGTACTACGATAATAGTAAAAGCACGGTAGACATTACACTGCCCATGCAAGCATATGAGCATATGGTTAAGATGAATTATCAGGCAGAAGAAAACTATCAAAAAAGCAGGGAAGAAGAACGAATCCGTAAACAATACCCTGCGGTAGCAGATGCTTACCACAAGTACAAAATGTTACTGGAGCTATGCAAATGAGTAAATTCGTACACAGAACAGAACGCTATTTTGGTAGCAAAGTTAATATACATACTGTTTCTTGGAAGGGACAAGAAGATATTGACACCAAAGAAATAAAGAAGTGGTGTAAGAAGAACTTTGGTAATTCAGGATATGATGATGAAACTGGAAGTAATCGTTGGATAGATAACTGTAAACAAAGTGAGATAATGCTTACCCGTGATGAAGATTTAACATTATTTTTATTGCGCTGGGAATAATATGGAAGAAATAGATATGGATACGGTGATGTTGAATTATGTAGAGCCTAATTATCCTTACACGGTTCCGGTACCGGGAAGAAATATAGAAATGATGTTTAGAAATAGTCCTGTTTCAACTTGGTTAAAAACTAAAAATTATCCTCACATTGTGGGTAGTAGTCAAAAATACTGCATCTACCGATTTAAAGATCATAAACAAGCAGTAGAGTTTTCAATTAAGTGGGCATGAAAGCTGTAACCATCTACGGCAAAAGTGCGAATGAAGTAATAGAAATAGTACATCAAATGCAAGCACACGGTTGGACTGATGGAGTAGATTTTGATTGGGCATATCATCGTTCTTCTACATATGATACGAGAGATCGCCGGGCAGTATTCAATTTCTACAAAGAAGAATATAGTACATATTTTGCATTGAGATGGGTATGAGTAATATATCAAAATCATTTCAAGATTTTTATATATCAAAATCATTTGAAGATTATGATGGAGATGATCCTGAAATTAATTTCAGAAAGAATCGTTGGAGATATTGGAGTTTACTCAAGTTAGTAAGAGTAGAATTCATGGAAGATAAGTCAAATTTTTATGGTTATGAGTTTGAAACTTACCTTGAAGATAAGTATGGAATAAAGATGAACATGGTTAACGGGAATATCACTGATGGTTATCAAATAGTAGATGAACAAAAATACTTGATATTCTTGTTGAGATTTCAATGAGGACGTCAGACTGGGAACACATTAAACCTGGATGGCATGAACTAGTTATTGTACTTAATGAAGTAGATCGTCAAGCACAAAGGATAGAGATAGTAGATTGGATACTTACAAACATACAAAAACCAGATAGACATTGTTTGTATACCTGGGAATATGCTGAATTTAGAATTAAATTTAGATACGAGCGTGATTATATTCTGGCAAGATTAAGGTGGTAAAACTATGGCAATTCTAAAAACTGGATCGTATTCTCCTGCATATCCTAGTGCAAAAAATCATTTGTGCAAGGATGCAAAATATAAATCAGGTGTCAAAACAGTATACAACAGAGATTGCTGGTATCATAAAGAAGATCCTTCTGTTATAGTAAAATGGATGAGAAGAAATTTCGGTGAAAGACACCGTGGTTGGGACTTCTCCTTAGTTGGAGGATGTGTTACAATAGAGTTGTGGGATGATAAATTTATAACAATGTATGAAATGTGGCATATGTGATGACTGATCTTTGTAACGTGCGGATAGTGGGTAATAAAAGTAAAAAGTATGCAGTTACTTGGAATAAGCATATTACTGGATTGGATGTTTATAGCCCCAAAGTACATATACTGCTTAAGATGATATTAGATGATGTTAAATCATATGAAGTTGGTATTATATTAAGTGACAACAATGTATTTTGGTTGAGTTCATATCTGCGAAGCACCTTGAATGATAATACACTAAAAGAATACCTTTGGCGAGTTGCTAGGGTTTATGACGAGACTCAAATACTAGGTGCTATATTTGATAACACCGATGACGTAGATGTTTTCACTAAACGCCTTGAACAAAAGTACATATGGCATATACTAAAGAAATGAGAAACTAATGGCAGATATTATGATAGACATTGAATCACTAGATACAACACCAGATTGTGTGATTCTTACAATTGGTGCAGTGTTGTTTGACCCTCGTGGTGAGGGAATTATTAGCAAGATTGAAATTAGACCTACAATTGAAGATCAAACAGATATTTACAATCGTAGTATCAATGATGCAACTGTAGATTGGTGGGGTAAACAAAGCCCAGAAGCTATTGAAGAAGCTATGGGTGATCGTGATCGTGTATCATTTAGTGATGCAATGAAACAACTGTATGACTTTTGTTGGAATCATGGTAAGCCATGGAGTCATGGCGCTCCATTTGACATTGTAGTTATGGAACATGCTTGGCGACAGCTTGGTCAATTGCCACCGTGGCCTTTTTGGGATGTCAGAGATACACGGACATTATTTGATGTTACGGGTGTTAGCCTTAAAGACGGTAATCATGTTACGACACACAAGGCAGTAGAAGATGCTGAAAGACAAGCAATTGTAGTGCAGCAAGCATACATGAAGTTAATGAAAGCAGGATTGGTTCAACCACGATGAGAATAGATTCAGACGTTGACATTGATTTTGCCGATAGATCAAAAATATTACAGTATATAAAATACACAAGCGCGGCAATGCGTAATGTTAATCCTATTCGCAAACATGCAACTGGTGTATATGTTACCCCTATTCCCTATGACCCTATCAATGACATAGCTAGTATTGATTATACAGTAGCAGAAAAGCGCGGATACTTTAAACTAGACTTATTGAATGTTCATGTCTATGAGAATGTCAGAGATGAAACCCATCTCAATGAATTAATGGTTGACCCCGATTGGAGTAAACTTAAGGATAAATCTTTTGTTGAGAAACTAATTCACTTGAATAATCAGTATTACAACTTAGTGAAGATGCCAGAACCCATAGATAGCATCCCAAGATTAGCAATGTTTCTAGCAGTTATTCGTCCTGGCAAAAAGCATTTAATCGGAAAAACTTGGAGTGAGATTAGTAAAACAGTGTGGGATAAGGGAACTGACGGTTACATATTCAAAAAAAGTCATTCAATTTCCTATTCTTGGCTTGTTGCGGTACATATTAATCTATTAGGACAGTCGCTTAACTAGTGTTATGCTACGCCTTTTTGAGCGGCGTTTACCCAAATCACTCATACTACATATTGGTCCATGAACTACAATTAGACTTTTGTTATTGAAAGTCCTAATATAGGGTTTAAAAGGCATCCAATCTTCCTTTAAGAACAAATTAATTGGGATAAGCCGATTTGATTCCCACCACCAAATTTCTCCTAGAGCTAGAAACTTTTCTTTTATGATGCTGTCTGTAATAGCACCGTAATCATATATAGTGGTAACCATGTCATCACGGTTTTGCACAATTCCAACGTAATCCTGACTGGCATAGGAGCAAACGGTGATAAACGGGTGTAGTTCTGTAAGTCTTCTGAAGAATTCGTTTTGAATCATTATTTTATTTAACTGTTTATTTATCGGGTAACCAAAGTTATTCAAATTAATATATATAGACTAAATACGTGATAGGAGCCTACATTTGTGTATTCAACATCAGTATTTTATTACCTTCAGCGCAACATTGTTGTGCTATTGTCAGGCTATTCACCAAGGAGATACATGCCTCAATACGCTAAACCCCTAACTTTACATAAGGGTGTGGATAATCAAATCCAGTTTCAGTTTATAAATCAAGAGCAAAAACCCATAGACATTACAGGAAAAAACATAACTTGTAGGATTCTAAACTATGAGGGAAATACAATTCTGATACAAAAGTCATTAACCTTACAGTTTGCTCCTACTGGAATATGTGCTTTATTTTTAAATGCCGCAGACCTTGAGAATATTGAGGCTCAAAAGTGTTACTATACACTAGAAATTCCAGTCAATGAGTTTGACTTCCCTGTATTTGTAGATCAAAATGCTGGTGCAAGGGGTGTAATGAATATTGTTAACTCAGTATTACCTAACTTTGTCCCATCATACAGTATCACTATTCCAACTGGACAGGCATTCCCTAATAGTCCAAATGCCAATGGAAGTAGCATCACATACACTACAAGCGTATTAAGTACTAATAACAACCCAATACTAACTATCCAAACTGAATACATTGAGTTTTACGGAAACACAACCATTCAAGGCAGTAGTATTGTAGATAATGATTGGTATGATATTGTAACTACTGAAGAATCATCTAATGTTACACAAACGGTTGGGTATGTGATACAAGGATTCCATCCTTATGTACGTATGCAATTCACTAGCAATGCGGGTGCAGTAACCAATATATTGACCAGATAATTTGATTTAACAGTTCTATTGTGTTATACTCAATAGATGTTTGATATCCTGTCTATATTACCCGGTAAAAAGAAACAAACAAGTTCGGGTTGGACTAGCTTTAACGCTATCTGCTGTACCCACTTTGGGCATAGACAAGACAAACGAATGCGCGGGGGCATCAAGTTTGACGGGAACAATTGGTCAATGCATTGCTTCAATTGCCAATTTAAATGTAATTTTGTATTAGGTAGAAGTATAACTATCAAAACACAAAATCTATTAGTATGGTGCGGACTAGA